GTTTTATCTTTTTACCTTCTGCTTTATAATGTTCTATTGCTCTACCAGCTAAATCACCAGTAACCCAACGAGTCATTATAATTATTATCTTTCCACCTTCTTCAAGTCTTGAAAGCATTGTTTGTGCATACCATTCCCAATGCTTATCTAAAACATTAGCATTGTAAGCTTCTTCTTTATTTTTGATTAAGTCATCTATTATCATAAGACTACAACCAAACCCTGTAGCAGTTCCACCAGGTGCAGTTGCTAGATAGTTATTGTATCCACCTTCTAAACTCCAAAGGTTCATAGCACCATCACCTTGTTTAATACTTACACCAGGAAATATATCTGAAAAAACTATTTTATCTTTATCAGCTTTTACTTCTTGTATAGTATTTCTAACATTCTTAGAAAATGTAGTTGATAAAGTTTCATTATAGCTTCCTGTCATAATTTTTGCATTTATATCTCTACCAAGTAACCATTCTACTAAATTTCCTACTGTTCTTGATTTTCCATGTCTAGGTGGAAGATTTAAAATAAGTACTTCATCATCACTTGTAAGAAAGTTTTGTAAATCATTACATAAATCAACTAAAAATTTTCTCTCATATTTATAGAAGTCAGGAGATTTTAAATGACAATAAAAAAAGAACTCACGTCTTGCAAGTTCTAATTTTGCTCTTTTTATTGCTTCTTTATTTATCTCCACCAAATATCACCTTTTTTAGTTCATCTGTTGATAATCCTTTAAAAGGATCTTCTGATTTTAATTCTCCTTTAACTTCTAGTTTTTGAGTATACTCTCCATCCATTTTATTTAATATATCAACTGCTTTCAATCTATCAGTATCTTTTGTTTCTTCTTTTAATATCATCTTAGTTAAGAATTCTCTTCTCTCAATAGCTGTCATAATTCTGTTGCCTTTTGCTTTTTCTTGTAATTCTTCAATATATTTTTGAATATTAGTATTTTTTAGTAATTTATCAGCATTTACTCCAGCATACTTTTCTTTATATCCAGCTTTTATTGCGGCTTCAGTAGCATTGCCAGATACTACATAAAACTCACAAAAAGATTTTTGCCTTGCATTCAACTTCAATGCCACTTCACCTCCAATTATTTATAAATAAAAAAACTCTCGTAGAGGACGTATCCTATTCATTTAAGAATCACGAGAGTGTTGATATCTAAATGGCGTGCATATTGGATTCTCACCAATGAAAGACATTCGCCGTCTAGCCAACGTATTAGGTCGATGCACCATATTTTGACTTTTTTACAAGAAGTCGTAACTTGTTTGTTTTAAACTTTCGTATATTAACATTATATAACATATTGCAAAAATAAAAAAGGACATTTTAGGGACATTTTTATAAAAAAATATTTTTTATCTTTTGCAGAAATTCACTTTCAAAAAGATTATTTGCTATTGTATTTACCAATGAATTTCTATTTCTTTTGATAGTTCTTTCATCTACATCAAATTTTTCTGCTATATCCTCTATTTTTATTTTATCAAAATACATCATAGGAATTATATCTTTATATTTTTCTTTTTCTATGGAAGTTAATCCATAGTCTGTAAAATTAATCAATTCTTTTAAAAGTTCTATCTCTTTCAATCTTTCTTCTTTTATAATTTCAATCTTTTCTATTTCACTAAGATTAGCATTATTAGTTGCTTTTATTTCTCCAATTGAATATTTTTTCTTAATCTCAATGTTATCTAAATTATTTCTTAAATACTCAATTCTATTTTTAAAGTGATTTCTGTTTTTTAGGAGCTCAATAGTTTTCTGATATGGTGTTAATGTATTTTTACCTGGACCATCATTATCTTTTAAAACTCCTAATTGTTTTTTTACTTCAGTTTGTATTGCTTTTTTTATATCCTCTGTTATCATTAAGTTCTCCTATTTCAATCATTCTAAATTAATTAATGTATTTGAATTATTTCCTTGAACTTTTGGAAGTTTTCCATCCCATTTTTCAATGGCCATCTTTCTTAAAAGTTGAGGAGTCAATGAATTACTTTCAACAGCATTAGCTTTTGCTTGTAATTCTTTTTCTTGTAAAGCATACTCTGCTAATTTTACTTTATTTTCTGCTTCAACTTTAAGTTTTTCTTGTTCTGCTCTAGCCTTTTCTACAGCTTGTTCTGCTACTTTCTTACTTTCTATCGCTTTTTCATATTCATCACTGAAATCATGATTAACGATAGATACATTACTTACAGATAGACCATATTGAGCGAAATCATCTTTTAAATCTTCAAATATTAATCTTGATATCTCTGCTCTTTTACTTACAAACTCTTCAATAGTATATTTTGCTATTGTAGCTTGAATTATTTCCTTAACTCTTGGTCTAATAAATCTTTGTTCGTGTTTATTGTTAAAAGTTCTATATAAAATCTCTGGGTCTGTGATAGAAGCTTGGACAGTAAACTCTAATTTTATACTTTGCATATCCTTTGTTGAAACTTCCATTGTTGTATCCATTTCTTCTGTTTTTCCAAAAATATATGTTTTTTCTCTTGTTTCCATAAATGTCTTCCCTTGAACAAAAGGAATTTTTAAGTGCAAACCCTCAGTTTCAACTCTTGTTATTTTCCCAAATGTTGATATTATAGCAACTTCTCCAGTATCAACAGTATAACAATTAATTAGAGCTAGTATAAGTAATAAACCAGCTACTCCTCCAAATATTCCAATCTTTACATATTTTTTAAATTGTTCCATTTCATCTCTATATTCCATATTTATCTCCTCCTATATTTCTTCAACTTCTACTATTACACCTTTAAAAGAATTTTGCTTTTCCATAGTTATAGATTTTACATACTTATCTGTGTCATCATTAATTAATTTGCATTTTACTAAAGCATCTTCTATCATCTTAAAAAGATAAGCATGATTAGATACATCTAATCCACTATTAAAATACATTTTTATTGATACTGGATTTTCAAAAGGTTTCTTTATTCCCACAATACTTCTTACAAGAGTAGCTATGTATTCTTTATCTTTAGAACGAATATTCCAATGAACTCCAGAATATATCTTATTTAATCCCCAATCTTTACTTGTAATTTTTAATGGAATTTCAAATCTTTGTTTCATTAACTCACCTCAATCATAGAATACTCTAAAATCTCTAAAACCTTACCAGCTTCTTTATAATTTTCTCTCATGCTTTTACAGAATTCTATTTGCTTTTCTTCAATTTCTTTTTCTGACATTGGTTTTTCTCTGAAAATATAATTATTTATAACTCTTATTTTATTTTCATCTTTAACTCTAAGTTCTAATAAATATTCAATCATTTTTACCCTCATTTTCCAAAAAAGCTTCATGCATCACTATCAAAAAGATACCTTTCATATAATTTCTTTTTAGTTCATTTATATATTTTTTCTTTCTTTCCATATCTTTTTTTTAAAATCTCTTTGGTTTTTTCATTCTTTGATTTTCTCCTTTTTATATTTTCCATTTCTATAGTCATTCAGTTTCTCAATATGTTTATCAAAATCTTCATCTGTCAGTCCTGTTAAAAGCAACAAATTCACAGTAGCAGTTATGAGATCCAAACCTTCTGCTACAAAATTATCTCTGTTCTTAATAAAACTGTGACTCAAGCTTTTCACTTCTACTTCATCCAATAGTTCCTGGTACTCCTCTTTCACTTTATTAAGTTGAGCCAAAGGAGTAGCATAAGCTATTGATTTATAGTTTTTTAATTTATTCAAATTTATAACTTTTTTTTCTTCTCTATCTTTCCAAATATGACTTTCTAAGAATCCTTCAAATCCTTTATAAGTTTTTACGATGTCAAGATAACCTTGTAATACATTTTCTTTTTCTTCTTCATTTAAATTATCTAGTGCATTATAGTAAACTTCACTTGTATGCTCTTTACCAAAAGATAAATATTTCACCTCTATATTGTATCTAACCATTTTTACTCAACCACTCCTATTAAGCTTACAACTTCTACATCAGAAATATTATAAAAATCAGGCTCACATTTAAATTCTTTTTGAAAATCTAAAACAACTTTTCTTAGTCTTTTATCTAGTATTTTTTTTTCTTCTTTTGTCAAATTCATATAACCTTCTGCAGCTTCTCCAACTTCATTTTCAGCAAATGATTTTAAACATTCAATAACTGTATCAGCTATTCCTCCACAATCCTCTTCATATTTAGTAGCAGTTCCTAGATAAAAATATAAATATTTCTCTTTTTTAGCTTCTTTTATTGCAGCATCAATAGCTTCTTTTCTTGTATCATATAAATCACTATCATAGTAATCTCCATCGAAACTATAGACATATTGTTTTTTCATTTATCAATTCAACTCCTTTAATTTAGCATTATTCTTAAGACTTGGCTTCATACTCATAAATCCAATCTTATTTATATTTTTAGTTCCATTTTGCATATCATAGAACCCGATATAATAATTGCTGACTTGATATTTATTTCTAGCATATGCTTTATAAATTTTTCCAAACTCAAAAGTCAAAAATTTCTCTAGTTCATCGCTACTCATTGCACATAGCTTTTGCCAACCATCAAGAGCATCAATCACTGCATGTATAGATTTATCTTCAAATTCTACTGATCCATAGCTTCCATATCTGACAATAGCATTTTTTAGCATTCTTTTTGCTATAACAATTCTGTCATCTAATTCATTTTCTGTAGTTCCAGAAGCATATTGAAGTATTTCAGCTATCTGTGGAAAATTTTTATATACTCTGTTTTTTACCATTGAAATAAAAGCTTTATTTAACTGCTCAACAGTTAAACTTGAAAGTGCTAAATAATATATATTTAATTTTTCTTTAGTCATTTCTCCAGTAGGGAAATAATCTAAAAATGGTTGAAATACTGTATTAAATTCTTGGTTTGTCATACTCCATACCTCGCTTTCATTTGTTCCATGTAATCATCGTCAACTTTTAAATGGCTTGTGTCCTTACTTTCAGCAATTTTATTTTCATTGCTATTATTAAAAACTTTAGATTTCTTGTGTTTCTCTATCCATTCAGGCTCTAATCCAGTCCATTCTTTTTCCATAGCAATATTAATAGCTTCATCTAAAACAAACCAATTTGGAAAATCTTTAACTATTTTTTTAATAGGAAGTATCGTTTTTATTGGCTTTTTAATATTCTTACGATATTCAATATACTTGAATAGAAGCTCTTTATACTCATTATCCTCAGTAAGATTATTTATAAACTCATGGATCTCATTTTTTGATTTTTCTTTTTTATTTTTTTCTTTATTAGTTTTTTTATTATGTTTTTTTAAATTAGTTTCCTTAGAGTTCACCTCGTGAACTGGTAGTAGTTCATCTTGTGAACTGGTGCGGTTCATCTCGTGAACAGGTTCATCTCCTGAACTGGTATTACTAATGAACTGCTCTTTTTCTTTTTTTTCAGCATTTTTTAAATAATAAGTATTACTTTTTCCTGAGCATCTAATAACAAAAATCAATTCTTTTTCCTCTAGGTTTTTTAAATATTTAACAATTGTAGCCTTGCTATTAATTCCAGTAGCTTTCATTAAAGTTTCTATAGCTGGAAAGCATTTTCCATTATTGTCACAATATCTTGCTAATGTCATATACAACAATTTCTCATATGGATTTAAATCATCTCTATCAATTAAAGAGTTTTCAACCCAAAACCAACCTTTGTTTCTAATATCTCTCATGTATTCCTCCTATGTTATTGGAGAGCTTGCTCACTCTCTTTTATTATCTCAATTGGTAAAAGCTACTTATTAGCGAGCAAGCTATTAAGCAGCTCCTACCAATTCAACTAATAAATTTATTTTATGAGAAAAGTTTTATATCCTGTGATTTATTCAGCTAGCTATACTGTCCTTAGATCCGTTCTTGACATCTCTAAGTTAGAATAAATCACAAGATAAACAGTTTATACTTTCACAAAACTGGTAAAATTTATAGTTGGCTCTTATCGAATGTCCAACGTAACGGCTAGCTTTAAAATTTAGATACATCGTTGTATCCTATAAATTCCGAGTCTAACACTCCAACCACTAGCTTGTTTACACTTGCAAATGCTTAAATCTGTAAGGGGATAAAACATAAGATACTCAGCTATAAAGCTTACCCCATTCTGGGACTTAGTTTTATCCAGTAGCTACACCTTACACAGATAGCCCTGAGAGAGTGAAGGAAACCAACAAGAAACTAAGGAATTTTAATTAGTAAAAACTCAGGACTATTTGTCTAAGGAATAACCTTAGAGTTTTGTTATAAGTTATAAGTTGTTTTTACTTATGAATTTAAGTAAAAAAAATTGATATATCAACATTTAATGCATTTGCAATTTTAGCTAAAGTCTTTATATTTGATGCTCCTCCATTTTCTAAACATTTAAAAAAATAACTCATATTTTCAGGAGTTCTATTTAATTTTTTAGCTAATTCATATTGCTTCATTTCTTTTTCTTTCATTATTTTTTTTATGTTGAACGAAATTCTTATTCCAATCTTTTTTATATCTTCCATTTTAACACCTCACTTGCTTATATAATATAACTATTTTTTACTTATGTCAATAGAATTTTAATTTTTTAATATCTTTTTTCAAAATTTTAAAAGTATGAAATAAAAAAACCACTAATTAAAGTGGTCTTAAATACTATCTATTTTATGGAGTTTAAGAATGTTTTATTTATTTTAACAAAAAAATGTTTACATCTTTTTTTATTTCTTCTGGATTTAAAATTTTAACTTCATTTACACTAATAACTTGATAAATTTCTAAGCCAAATGATAGCATAGAAAATAGTGTTCCTATTATTAAAGCCCATTTAGTCCATTCTAAATTTTTTCTTTCAATACTTTTAAAATTAGTGTTTTTGAGATCTCTTAAATCTGAAGTAATAAAGTAATTTGAAAAAATTAAATTTAAAATATTTGATGTTTCTTCTTCAAGTTTTATCTTTGTATTTACGTAAACTCTATCCTTATAAAAATAATGCTCAAAACAAGAAACTTCTTTAGGAATGTTATAAAAAAAATTATATTCCATTTTTAATTTATCCAAAAGTAAAATTAATTCATATATTTTTTCTTTTGTCCTTATCATATTCTCTGTTTCTGTTTGTTCATAAAAAGAAATTACAACAGATTCTTTAGTTATTTGAATACCTATATTTTTAAAAAGTGTATTGAGAACATGTTCAAATAATTCTTTAAATGAAGATTCTACACCTTTTCTTTTATAAGTTAATATGATTGAGATAACATTTCGTTCAAATTTGGAGAATGTATTGTTTATCATTAATGTTCCTTAAATCAATTTTATCAATTATATGTTTTTTATTAATCATTGCTTTTTTCATATAATCTTTAGGAATATCCTCATATAACATAAATATTTTTTCTATTTTAATTTCTTTATTATTTTTTAATTTTTCAAGAATCAATTCAAAATCATTTAAAGATTCCCAAAAGTGTATTTTATCATAAACACCAGTTAAAAGTTCTTTATTACTTATATAATAAGTATTGTTTTGAGATGTTAATACATCATCTTTTAATACCTCTAGTTTATCTCTTTTATTTTTATTTAAATTTTCAACAAAATTTTCAAGTTCTTTTTTAAAAATATACCCTTTTCTCTCTTTATCTAATTTTTTTCTTGTTATAAAATCATCATAAATAAAATTATAATATCTTACTACAGAAAAAGAATAATTAAATATTTCAAATATTAAATTTTCATCATTACTGTATTTGATATTTTTCTTTAAGTCTAATGAGAGACTTATACCATTATTTAATAAATTTTCAGTCTTAATTTCTTTAAATTTTTCCTTTCCAAGTAAATACTTTTTTCTAAAATCATAAAATGTAATGTATTCTTTTAGAGCATTTTCAATTCTACTATAAAGGGTGTTTTTAAAATTTAAATTTCTGTCATCTAAAATCTCTATTATAAAATCAAAAGCGTCTCCAGTACTTAAAAATATTGGCAAAGAAATTTCTAATTGTTTTTCTGAAGTTTCTTTAACTTCAATTAGATTTTTATAAGAATTAAATAATTTTTCTTCTAAACTAAGTTTTAAATTATTTTTTAATGTATTCATGAGACACCTCCTATTTACATATCCAATTTAAAATTTTTAAAAATTTCTTTTATTCTCTTATACTTATAAAGTTTCAGTAATTTTAAAAATTTATCTTCTATATTAAATCTAGAATTTTCTAATATATTTCTTATTTCAATATCCTCTTGAGAATTTTTTTCAGTTTCCATTATATCAGATAGATGAGTATCATTCTTTGTAATTTCAGTTACTTTTATTCTCCAGAATGATTCCTGTTCATTTTTTCCAATAAGACGCTTAAAAAAATTAGAATTTTTTACATTCTCTATTTCTACATTATAATATTTTTTATCATCAAATGCAAAGTGTTTAAAAGTAATTTTTGAATTTTTTAAATTGTCTTCATCAAAATTTCCAACAATAAAATAATCTGTTTGGTTATTGTTGATTTTAGTGAGTGTAATTTTATCCATATTTTTAATTCTTTCTAAATCAATAGAAATATGTGGCTTTATTTTTACAACATTTAATTCTCCAGTTATTTTATTTGTTTTAAAATCTGTTTTTTCTTTTCTTTTATATTCTTCATATCTCATTAAAAATTTTCTCTCCCTACTTTTTTATGTATTTTCAAGATCTTAATTTTTTTATTTCTTCAAACATCCAAAAATTAGTTCCAGTTTCTTTAAACTCAAACTCTTCTACAACATCATCACCAGGAAATAAAAGCCAACTAGCAAATAAATTTGCTTCATCTTCAATTTTACTTCTCTTTAGTATTTTTGTATTATCAATTAGAAATTGTATCCTATTAGAAGAATGTAAAATAGCATGTCCAAGTTCGTGAGCACAAACTAACTTTTGGTCAAATTCACTTAGTTCGCTATTAATGAATATGTATTTTCTTCTTAATATTTTCTTAAAAAATCCTCTTACTTCTCCTAGATCCTGGTATATTATTTCAATATTTAACGCTCTAGCTAATTTAAAAGGATTCCTAGTTCTATGTTTTGCAATTAAATTTAATACCCTCAGTTTTACATTCAATTTAAACACCAGCCTTATCATTTCTTTTTCTTGTTCTTTTGCTTTGCATCAAAAAATGCAGACTGTATTGCCATAAGTACCTTTTCTTTATCTTCGTAAGGAATAGATTCATCATTGAACATTAGTGCAGACTGCTCGATAACTTCTTCAAATTGATTTTTACTCCTATTATCTAATTCCTTGTATTTTGGTAAAAGTCCTTTTTCTAAAGATAATAATCTTTTTTGAAATTTTTCTGGTAATCTTCTAAATTCTTCATACTCTTTTATTTCTTTTTCTTCTTCTGCAGTTATATTTAAAATCTTTTTAACTTTTTCCAAAAAAGCCTTGCTAGGTTTCGTTGCATTTGTTTCAGACATAGTAACATAAGCCTGAGTAACTCCTATCATTTCTCCTAATTTTTCAGCTGTTATTCCAAGTTCTTCTCTTTTCCTTTTTATTATTTCTCCAGTTGTTTTCATATAAAAGACCTCTCTCTTAAAAAAATTAGTTATAATTAGTTATATAAGTATTTTACAACAATTTTTATAAAAAATTTTTTGTTATTTTTTTCCATT